CTTCAGTTGTTGCAGTTACAGTTCCTTCGCTCTCCATTTGTGGCGTCACGTCACAAGTTTTGCGTTTGATTGATCCAATTCGATCCTTAAAAGGTCTAGCATAAGGTGATTCGCGTTCGATATTTGCGGTTGCGCGTTCGAGCTCTAATGCCATATCCAATATCAGAATTTCCAAGTCTCGTATCTTCAGCAAAACAGTAACACAGCCAGGCGCGTACTTTCGATAAGCGCTTGCGAGTAACAGTAATTGATCGAAACCTTCACGGAGCCAAAATAAAAACGTGGATGCTTTATCGAGCGAAAATCGCTGACAGTCAACAGCATCGACGAGCGTTCCTATTGTTGGATTAATGCTTACACCGTCGAAAATTTCCATGTGCAATTCATCAAGTTTTATCATGAACTCGTTACTTCCTGTTATACGTCCTAAACGCAAACACACGTTGTGTGTACAGGTTGTCAACAAAGCTCCGATGTTCGTCGTTGTAAATGCTCGACAGAGCTCTACAGTTAAAAGAAGCCACTTTCGTTTTTCAAGTTCGATGACTCCTTCTCCAACAGAGAGTTGTTCAGTTTCCATTTGTGGTCGTACGTCAGGCGATACTCTTTGACTAAAGCGTTTTGTGTCGCGAAACACATACTGTACGTCATGAGTCTCATCGCGTTTCTCCAATTTTTTCAATAACCAAATTCCAACGTTAGTACCAATTGAGATAACATATGGCACTAATGAGACAAGAAAACAAGCAAACAAAAGTATCAGCGATTGCTTAATGGCAGTTGTATCACTTGTTGCGTTCGTCGAGTTGTTCAATTCAGTTGTTAACATGATTGTTTCGTTTCCAAAGGTAACGCACGGAAATTCGACAAAGTCCTTACACGCATCACGAATAATGTCACACGGCATATAATCGATTTGTGGCTTGACATCTTCAAGCACAGGTGTTTCGAGTTTAACGCCATATTCTTCTTCATAACGCGCATATACTTCGTGCAAGAACGTACATGCATCATCAGTTTCTTGTTGCCCCTTGATTAGTCGCCGTGGTTTTCGTGTTGCGACATGTTTCATTTCTCCACTTTGTGGTTGTACTTGTTTATTATTTAAAGAATTACCAGTCCAGCAATAAGGTGTAGGAGTTTGAACTACTGATCCTACAGATTCCCCTTGACGTTTACCCTGCTCTCGCAGCGAGCCTCCATTATCGTAGCACGCGAAGTCCTCTGAGGGTCGGACATTCGTTGAAGTCAACAATGAAGTATAGCTCTGTTGTTTGCCTCCAGCCAGTTCATAACAGTGTGGGTATTTGATTCTATCGCAGTCAACCCACCCAAACAATCGATCCGCAGCGATATCATATCCACTGCTCCGTAGTTCTCCACAGTATTGGACGAACTTTTTGCGATACTTGTCGAAAGTTTCGCGAGGATAGTTTGACAATTCGAGTAAACACGAATTGAAACGTTGTATTTGATCCTCCATTACAGTTGGGTCACCTTCACTCCAGCGTGGTATATTGTCAATCACGTCGAACTCGAGAGGTGCCAGATACAAATTGCGTTGTTTATCATAAACCCATGATCGTTTCATAAAAGTTATTTGCGAAAACGGTTCATCAGAAACAATGCAATCGTTCTTATGTGCGTCAGTATATTGAACTCCAATTTCAGCTAAGATACTTGTCCATTTTTCAGGTGTAATATAGTCGCGGGCCTGTTGAGACCATGTTGCAACATTATCATCACCACCAAATTTAGCTCGGTTATGACAAAAGTAATCATGCATTGGAAATGGTGTTAATTTTCTGTACGCGTATCGGTGATATCTCATGTTGTTGTAGTCATTGAAGTGTGTTGTTCCACGCCAACCAGACGGGTTTCCTTGCATGAATATACACACTATGTCGTCAACTATTTGCATTGTGAAACATCCAGTAGCGGCCAGCACTAATCGAATGTTTTGATTCTCAATAGAATCATTGTACCATCGATTCGCGGCTTGCGCGTACGATATTGACGATTGAAAACTACAAGTTGAATCAAAGTTACGGTAATCTCCACAGCGGTGTAAACGAGCAACTTCTTGTAGAAAGGATGCACTAATTGTCCAATCGAGACTATTCGGATTCATTCCTTGTGAGAATTCTCTATTAGTTCCTTCGTAGTGACAATGTTCAATCCAAGCTCCAAGATACTTTCGAAAAGCCATAGTGTAGTCAACCGGTCCATTCTGAAATAGACGCGTTTTTCCAATTTGAACTTTTTCAGTAGGTCTCGTTTCATCTTTCAATGTAATGATGAAGTATGTTTCTTTAATGATACCTTTCTTCGCTTTTTCAATACGATCATTGTATTCACTCCATAAATATTCTTTTGGCTCATAAACAAATTTGCCATCGACACAAGTTCGTGAAAACCAATTGGCTTTCGCACCAGACTTGAGTGATATATATGGGAATCCAGGTGATGTTGACATATCCAAAGCGTTGGTCCATTCATTTCCGTTCACCATTTCGTAGTCAGTTAATAATCTTCTTTCGGCAGGCGAGCGATATGATTCTATAGTACTAACTATATGCTCGTTGATTTCATTTTCAATTGAATCAGGTAACAAATGCGTATAATTGGATAATTTAGCTAAAGCTTTAGCGAGTGGTTTGACGTGTTCACCTTTGTCGTTGTAAAACGGTACTAAGGCAGTTGGTGCAAACTTACACGGGCCAAAATCTTCTTCCATCATATCATATACGACTGATTTTGATACTTTATTCTTTCGCGGTAATGTTAGAGACAATCTCGAACCATCTTCTTTCTGTAACGACCCAATAACGTGTATTCCAGCTTCAACAGCATCATCCAGAATTTTACTTCTAGGCTTGCGTGATTCGTTTATAAAACGATGCGGAACTTCCATCATAGGTATTACTTCAGAATTTGATTGAAAATGCTCGAATGCTTCTAAGATATCCTCGTGGTACATAGGTACAGAATATCCATAGGATGCGGATGATGATCCAGCAACATGCATTCCATAAATTTTTCCAGAAACTCCATTATCAGTGTGCATCAATAGCATACCACAGTCTCCGTCTTGAGTCATAGACTTATCATAAACAAACATAGTATCACACTCTAAGTATTTCTTTTCATACGGCTTCGCAAAACCAGGTATATTTCCAACACCAGCAGGATACACAACGGATTGTGTAGTGGGTTGTCCAATATCTAATAATGCGGTCGTAGGTTTTCCATCAGTATCTGAACGATACGATCTTAATCCAAACAAGTATGATCCATATGTTGTAATTGATTTATCACACGACCTAAACAGTGACGCAATATTTCTATGCGCAGCCAACTTTTTAATTCGAAAGTACGTTATGTCTCCAGTATGTTCATAATTAGGATCCCAACATGATATGTTTTCCCATGGCACAACAGTTTCAGCTCCAGTAAGCCATTGCAATCTTAGTTCAAATTTCTTTTTCTCTTCAATGCAACAGTTACGAACCGAGTTAAACGTATACCAATAGTGTCGAGGACTTGCAAATACATCTCCTCCAACACATACAACATTAGCTCCCATATTTAGTTTCTTGTCGTCAATATAGATATGCATTCGCGCCAAGCTTTGGCGTACTACATTTTCTACATCAACGTTAGAGTCATTGTACATTTGCGGTTTTGATTTAATAATACGACGTGTTTTTCTTAGCCCAACGTGTTTGAACTCGTTTGATTGAGGATCAGGCTTGTCGTCATTACGATGTTTCCACTTTCGATAAAGTGCGCGACCAAAAAACGCTACACCAGTCATTAACGCTACACGAACAGCTACTTGAATTAGACCAAATCCAAAATAAATGAACCACCATGATTTATACCACGGAGTTTTCTTCATCTTTTCTTTAGTGTATTCATGTATTGTTTCTGACTGTTTCACCATTTCATTGATAATCGCTCTTTCGAAATCTTTAGTTTCAGGCTCTGGTATCTCTGATGTTTCAATTTTATGTGAATCAAAAAATTCACCGAGATTTGTTAACCATTCTTCTCCAGCCATACAACCAGCATTATGTTTTGCAATAAGGTAATTTTTCATCTCATTGTGTTTATAATACGAGCCATATATCTGCAAGATACGATTTATATGTTCATCACATGTACAAGCACGCGACTCAACATAAGGCACTTCTTCATTTACACTATCCATCTGAGGACGTGGTGCATAATGACGATGTGGTCCTTGAAACCGTGGTGGTTGTCTACGCGGCGCAGTTTGCGGCGGAGCCCTATAATTTATCGTATAATTATTCAATTGCGGCGGTGGAATAACACTTGTTGTTTGTTGTGTTGTTGTAGGAACAGACCATGATTTCTTCATATGGTTGAACAATCGATCTCGAAAACGATTAAGTCCTCTCAAACGATTTTTGGCACTATCGATTATATATTTGCATCCGCTTTCAAAATCAACGGTACGAATAACATTACCAGTCAAAGGATTAGTAAATGTTAATACATACATATCTTTTGGTATTAACGGTACTCCGGATGGATCACAAATACTTGGACAGCCAGCAGCCATATTACTTTCAATACGTTCCTGATCAATTATTCCTTCATTTGTCATATATTGCATATGTATATCCAATCGTACAACAACGGATCGACGAGCAAGTAAATGCGCGCCTCCAGACCAACATTTAATAAATTGTTGACCTACCAAATCATCTTGAGCATTAGTCACGACCATTCGTGAGCGGAAATAGTTCTTACCTTTTCCTTCAAATGCGACTATTAAAGACAACGGGGTATCATCAACAACTGTTGTTAATTCAGTCATGAGGGCATTTACTTTTTCTTCTTCATAGCAATTTTGAAACAAGTCATTGTATTGAACAACGTCTTGACCTTGATAAGTATCCCAATAAGTATCTTCAGGGTTTCGAAAATACGAGTAATTGTGTGGTGCACAATACGACATTCTTAGTTCTAAATCACGAACAAGTTCATTTATTATGTATGGTTGAAAAAACGAACTTTTACCTATACGAGGTGGGCCATGAATATATAACCAAAAAGGTGCGACTTTGCGCGACTCATCACCGAGCACGTGATCAGGTATTAACTTAATAACTCCTTCACACCACGCGATCATACTCTTTAGATACGGCATTACACGAATAAACGATGCAATTTTAGAACAATGTACGGTTGCATGTTTCTCGTACTCAAGAAGGTCCGAATGTAGCTTAATGATTTCAGCTGCACGATCAGGACTATCGAGCGCGATTTTTTCATAGTGGTTCTTTCGCATATCATAATACGTTTCCACGAGTGGTTTAAATTGATCAGCTTGCATAAAAAAGGGAATGTAACCAAAGTGATTCATTAGCAAATCCCCAATCCATGACATTATACTCGATATGACATTGAAGAAAAATTCTCCTATGTTCTTGACGGCTTTGATGTTCTCAGAAACCATGCGTAATCGAGTCGAAAAACGGGCTTTCTCAACAAACTCTTCTTCGCGTACTCCAGTAAAAAGATTTTTAACGGTATACCACATTGCATAAAACATGTTTGATATAGCACCAGTACGTAATTGATCTTGATCAGTGTCAACTTGCGGCACGATGTCATCAGGTGGCGGAGGAAATTCAAGTTCTTCTTCTTCTTCCTCTAGTGTTTCCATTTCGACGCCTTCTGAAGTATGGTTGTCTACAGTAGTCTTTGGGCCATTAAAATAAGCGATGCTCCCCTGGATAGCTCGTTTCAGGTATTGCGCGATATTCGTTGCAACAGAACCAACACTGTTTGTCGGTATAAGCATAATAATAATAGCCAGTATAGATGGTGCAGACAAGCACTCATTGTGTGACAAGTGATAAATAAGGTATCCGGCACTTAACAATTTTGCAATGAACGTAAGAACATTATAAATGTTCAGTGCTTGTTCAATGCTATGTCCAGCAGATACCATTTTTTCTTTTACATCATTCAAAGCAGAAGTTATTGTTTCAGTTAAATCATTCATTTTCTCGTTGAGTTTCATATCAGTGCGTGCAAACCGAGTTCGTACATCATTGGCAGTACTGTTAATATTTCCTAGCATAGATTTGGCATGGTTAGAAATGCCTTTAAACTCGCCAGTAATACTTTCAGCAGCGCTAGATATTCTCGTTGTTGCTTTCTTAATATTTTCATCAACGTTATCAGCAATTTGTTTCACTTTTTCAGATGTTGTTTCGACAGATTCACCAACGGTAGTTTTGGCGAAAGCTTTTGCTACAGACTTCATTTGTGGTAAAATGTCATCCATGTGTCGAACGTATGTGGTTGAATTTCGATGACTCGGCTTCCGATATTTTTCACGTCGTTCACATTGTGAGACGTTCATAATATTCGACTTCAAATTTAATTTACTAAACTGAGCATCGAGGTCACGCATATCTTTGTTAGTATTGAATTCCCACGAGCGCGACCAATTGTCATTCAATAATTTTCGAACTTGTACAAGAGCAGCATGTCTCTTGCTTCTTTCAACTTTTCGTAAGTATACTAAAAATTTTTCAGCGCTAACTACACGGTTGTTTACAAATTCTTCGGGATGAAATTTATCTGAGATTTTCATTTTTGATGTTTCTTTAGATAATTGTGCGATTAATTGTTCAGTTGTTACTTGTTCTTCAGTTTGATATTGTTTTACATCATCAGGTTTATACTTACGAATAAGACGTATGATTCGCACATGTTTTTCATCGTTAACGTCAAGAGGATGTTCATTCCATGACGTTTGCATAATTATAGTTTCAGCTACAAGGGAGGAGGAGGATAAAATGCCATCGATTATAATATTGGTTAAAATAAGGTTTTGATTAAAATAAGGTTGTGGTTTTTTGTTTAAAAAAGACATCATAAAATTGTTTAAAAACCCTTCGGGTCCGTGGCAGGATTTTGGACACCGCTTGTAAGGTCATTGGCCTTTAGAAAAGAATTACCAAATGACACGATATACTCACGGCCGGATACCCTATGCCCCATTGCTAAGTAACCAAGGACGGTATGGACAACACTTAAGTTGCTATTACTTGCTCCGGGACATCGCTTTCGCGTTCCGAGTACATGAAATTAAAAGCCGACAAAACCAGGCCTACCCTGCATATCTCGAATATATGGAGGCGTACCTAGCATGGCAATACACACATGAAACAGTTAAAATTGTGACGTTAACCGGGATGATCGGGTCCATTAGATTATATATATCCGTGAAAGCTTATCACTTCCTCTATATATAAAACTAACTCCGTCTATCCTTTTGATGTTACTCCTAGATGAAGACACAATTTATTCTATAAAAGCATAAACAAAATTAAAACACAGACATTTCAC